TTGAGTGATGTGAAGTCATACAAAAACAATCCCCGGAAGAACGAAAAGGCGATTGAAATCGTAATGAGAAGCATAAAAGAGTTTGGATTTAAAGTTCCGATTATTTTAGACAAGAATGATGTAATTGTTGCAGGGCACACGCGAGTAATGGCGGCCGAACGTCTAGGAATGAAAGAATTGCCGGCAATCTATGCGGATGATCTAAATGAGAAGCAAATAAAAGCGTTCCGAATCATGGATAATAAGTCACAAGATTATGCAGAATGGGATGAAGAATTATTGAACGAAGAGTTTAAGTTTTTGAATGACTCAGGATTCGACATGGAGTTGACAGGATTCACGGAAGAAGATATCGATGCGAGTTTAAAGCTGAATGAAGCAGAGAACGAAAATGTAATGGGAAACAGACATGAAGTGATTATGTTGGTACCACCTGAGGCACCAAGACTAAAAGAACGAATGATGCTGAAATGTGATAGAATTGAGGATTATAAGAAAATAAGAGATTTTTTCGCAAAGAATGAGAGATTGTTGGTTGATACGCTACTGGGGATGGTTAAATGAAGTATTTTAGTTTATTCAGTGGAATCGGAGGATTAGATTACGGCCTAAAAGACGAAGAGTGCGTAGGGATATCAGACATCAAACAGAGCTCGGTTCAGATTTACCAAAGAATGATGGGGAACGTGAAGAACTGGGGCGACATAACAAAGATAGATCCAAAAGAGTTGCCGGACTTCGATTTATTAGTGGGAGGATTCCCATGTCAAACGTTTAGTATGGCCGGAATGAGGAAAGGATTCGCAGACAAGAAAGGAAAGATGATTTTTTATATTTATGACATTCTGAAGGAAAAGAAACCAAAATATGTGGTGCTAGAAAACGTGAAAGGAATCATAAGTCACAACAAAGGAAAAACAATCAAATCAGTAGTGAAACTATTAGGAAGCTTGGGATACTACGTGAGAGTAATTTTATTGAACTCGCTTTATTATGGATCAGCCCAAAGCAGAGAAAGAGTGATATTCCTCGCATGCAAGAAGGACTTCCCAATCAAGATACCCGAGATTAGAGATGATACAAAGAGATTCCGAGACATAAGAGAAAAGAACGGTCAGTACAAATTCATAAAGAAAACAGAACGACTTGTGATGAAGATAAACCAAGAGCATCCACAAAGATTCAACACAGAATTAATAGGCGGTTACGATCGTGTAGGAACATTAACAACTCAAGAAGGATGCGGAGATAAAGCGGTGTACGAAGAAAAGACTGATGACTTTAGAATACTAACACCACTAGAATGCGAGAGATTACAGGGCTTCCCGGACAATTGGACGTCAGGAGAAACACCAAACAACCGATATTTTGCCCTGGGGAACGCTGTAAACTGCAAAATGAGCGAATATCTGTTCAAAGATTACCTAAAAGGTGTGTGGTTCTAATGGGAAATCTGACAGAATCTGACACTAATAAGGTGTTTAAGAAGCCCAGAGGAAAGAAGAAATTAATGATAGAAGCTATGAACGACCATTTGGGGGTGGTATCAATCGCAGCAAAACAAGTTGGGATAAGCAGAGAAACACACTACCACTGGCTAAAGGTTGACAAAGCGTACAAATTCTGGTCAGATGAAGCAGAACTAACTTTAAAGGATTTTGGAGAGAGAACACTACATAGACTTATGAAAGAAGGGAATCCAATGATTGTGTGGAACTTTAACAAAACCAAGAACCGAGATAGAGGATATGGAGAACACATTGGAATCGAACACTCTGTAGAAAAGGAAACAGTTTTTAATATAATTGTGAAGTCTGTGGAGGAAATTAAGAATGAAAAGCTTAACAATCAGCCCAAAGCAGCATGAGATGTTTATTGCTCTTGAGGATCGTGAGCATACCGAAGTATTTCTAGGAGGCGCAGCCGGTGGTTGCGGGATTTGGCACACCTCGGTACATACATTAACCGGCAGCAAGTTTTTAGGAGAATTGGAAAAATGTGAGATTGTGCTTACTTTTAATAAGAAAAAGAATATTTTGGAATATAAACCAATATTAGAAACTTTTATAAATGGTGGTTCTGTTGGATGTGTAGAGTTAAAACTAAAAGATGGAACAAAAATCAACTTCACACAATCGCATGAATTCTTATTTGATGGAGAATGGGTTGAGATTGGAGAACTTGCCAGAAGAAGTTTGGATGGAGATAAAAGAAACGAATGGGCGATATCTAATAAGCAACAAAGGGAGATTAAAAACAATGAACTGGAAAAATTCTGGGAAAACTATGATAATGAGTCCAGGAAAAACAAAGAAGGGTTACTTGAGAACTACTATTATTTTAAACGGACAGAAAAAGGTTCAAATTCACAGGGTAGTAGCAGAAGCATTCATTCAAAACCCACAAAACAAACCAGAGGTAAATCACAAGGACTTAAACAAAAGAAACAACCAAGTGGAAAATCTGGAATGGGTAACTCCAAAGGAAAACTTTCATCATGCGGAGAGATTAGGTCAAATGAATCCATTCATGGAGAATGTTGGAAGAAGAACAAACTTACAAATAAAACCCGGCTCCCAGAACGGAATGAGCAAACTAACAGAGCAACAAGTCAGAGAGATACGACAGAAATTCATCCCGAGAAGATACGGACGAAAGCAGTTAGGGATAGAATATGGAGTAAGTCCACTAACTATCAAGGATATTGTAACGAGAAGAAGTTGGAAGCACGTGAAATAAATTTAGATGATATTCTAGAGATTAGATTTTATTGGCAAAACGAACCAATGTATGATATAGAAACAGAGAATGAATCTTATGTTTTAGCTAATGGGATAATAGTTCACAACTCGAAGTCGTTTACACTTTGCTTATGGCAAATCATGAGAAGGATGAAGTACAAAGGTTCAAGAGGGTTTTTGGCCAGGGCCAGACTTAAAGATTTGAAGGCATCAACACTATTGACATTTTTTGAGGTGTGTGGAATGTTAGGACTGAAATTAGGAGTAGACTACAAATACAACTCACAAATGGGAATTATAACATTCAAAAACGGAAGTGAGGAATATCTGAAGGATTTATTTTTATATCCATCTGACCCTGACTTTGTGTCACTTGGTTCGACTGAGTACACAGATGGAGCAATCGATGAGATGGGAGATATAACACCACAGGCGTATCAAATTATGAGAAGCCGAATCAGGTTTAAATTAGATGAGTTCGGATTAATCCCAAAGATGGCCATGGGAAGCAACCCTTGTAAAACATTTATTTATGGAGATTTTTATAAGAAGTGGAGAGATGGAGAATTAGAATTCTACAAAGCTTATGTACAGGCAGGGGTTTATGACAATCCATTCATATCGGACCATTACATAGAGAATTTAAAAAAGCTAGACACAAAGAACCGGGAGAGATTATTAAACGGGAACTGGGAGTACGATGACGACCCAACAAAGATATTCGATTATGATTGCATTATAGATTTATTCACAAATGACGCAAAGAGAGGAAGGAAGTATTGCATAGTTGATCAGTCAGGGTTTGGACGGGATAGTTGTATTGTGTCTATTTGGGACGGTTTGTTTGTTACAGAGATTTTAAAATTTGAAAATGGGGTGTCAGCTTTTGGAATAAAAGATAAGCCAGGAATGAAAGATGAGATTGGATTGGATGAGATACTAACATCCAGGAAGATACCAAGAAGCAGGTGTCTAGTAGATGAGATCGGTGTGGGGTTCGGCCTAAAGAAAGCTATGCCAGAAATTATTGGATTCGTAGCAAACGCGGCACCATTAAAAAAAGAAAAGAAAACAACAGATGATGAAGGTTTAGACAATTACAAGAATTTGAGAAGCCAGTGCTGGTTCGAATTAGCAAACCATGTTAATTCTGGATTGATAGGGATTTATAGAAATTTGCCAATTAATATCAAAGAGTTATTAATTGAGGATCTGGAAGTTATGAAGCAAATGGATTCAGACAAGGATTCAAAGATGAGAGTTATAACAAAGAAAGAATTGCATGATACGGCAGCGCTTAGCAGATCCACAGATGTTGGGGATTGTCTGGTAGGAAATACCAACGTATTAACCACAAATGGATATAAATTCATTAAGGATATTAATATTGGAGAAAAGGTAATAACTCCATATGGAAGCAGGAAAGTTTTAGAAGTAAAAAGGAAGA